TAGGCCAGTTTTTAGCAACAAATTACTTAGTTCTTGCCGCCAATAGTGCTAATGAATCTGATTCCAAGATTAACGGTACGGGTGGTATCGGAGAAGCCGGCACAGCTTCAGGTGAGACTCTTCATGGTCAATTTTTTCTAGCAGATCCCGCTGATGCGACAAGTTTCACAAGTATATATGGAAATATATGGGGGCATACTCAGTCAAGCTCAAGATTGTCTAGATCCAATTTTTCTGGTGGCTGGGCGACTGCCACTCCTGTGACAGCGCTCCAATTTCTGATGTCCTCTGGTAGTATTGCATCGGGTGAATTTCGTTTATACGGGCTAAATAAATCTTAATTTTAACAATAGGAGACTAACATGACACGATACCACGCAACACAAGACGGTAACGTGGCCTTCACAGCAGAAGAAGAAACAGCTAGAGATTCTGAAGAGGCTACGTGGGCATCAGGTGCAGACGCTCGTAAGATGGCAGAGATCAGGAGAGATCGTGATCTGCTCTTATCTAACACCGATTGGTGGGGAGCTTCTGATAACGCCGAAATGTCAAGTTCACGAAAAGCCTATCGTCTAGCGTTGAGGAATTACCCTGCAACATACACGGCTGATAATTCTGCCGATTGGCCAACGGTGGTAAACTAATGTCCGCAACTAAAGTAACAAGTGGCGTTATTGCTAGTGGAGTTATTCCAGATGCATCTGGTTTAGATTTTATATCCAGCGTTACTGCATCTTCATCGGCATCAATAGCTTTCACAAGCGGGATTAGTTCTACTTATAGCCAATATATGTTTGAGGTTGAAGCGATTCTTCCTGCTAGTGATACGAATACTATGTATTGCCAGATGTCTACTGATGGTGGTTCTTCTTACTCAGCAGGATCAACCTATGGTTATCAATTCCAGTGGTTACATTCCAGTCTATCTGCAAGTAATTACATATATTCTACGGGGGCGGCTCAACTTCCTTTCGGGAGAGGTAATTGGGGTAGCGGTGCGGCTGAGAATTGTTCTGGGCGAATATGGATATGTGATCCTGCATCGTCGTCTTTAAAGACAATGATCCAAATTGAACTTGGGCGTTGTGATAACGGTGGTGCTAGTTTTGAACGAAATACGGGTGGAGGAATGTTCAAAACAGTTGCCGCTGTCAACGCAATCAAGTTCTACTTCGCATCTGGTAACGTAGCTAGCGGCACGATCCGCATGTATGGTTTAAAATCTTCTTAGGAGAACAAACGCATGTCTTTAACTCAAGTCGGTCCAGACCTTATATCATCAGTAGCTGGAGTAACTGGGCTTCCTACCCCTGGTAAAATCCTTCAAGTTCTTTATGCAACAAATCATGCGTATATAACTTCAACAAATTTATGTGCTTTTGATGATTCTATAATGCAGATTACGGAGGGAGTAGAGATACTTACGAAAGCAATTACACCTGCACATGCTTCGAATTTACTGAAGATTGATTTTTTTAGTACAGTTGGTGGAACGGAAAATTACAAAACGTGGGGAATATTCCAAGATACCACTGCAAATGCACTCGCTACTAGTTATAACTATACTCATTATTCAAATGATATTTCTATCTCTACTATCATTGTTGCCGGAACAACCAATGCAACAACAATTCGATTGCGAGTAGCAAACTCCAGTGGATTTATTGCCGTTAACGGATATTCATCTGCTAGTCCAATTGGAGGAGATATCCCACATTCAACTTTAATTGTTACAGAAATTTCAGCGTAGGAAAATATAATGGCAACAAAATTAAATGACATGGGCGCAATCATTAATTGGAAACATAACTACCAATCAGGCATGGTTACGCGAGATGGAATTATAACTGAGTTTCCTGATGGTATTCCCTCAGACGCAGACATAGCTACGTGGAAAACTGAGTACGATGCAATGATGGTGGCTACTGCTTACGTAGAAAAAAGAGTTGAGGCTTATCCTGCAATAGGAGATCAATTGGATGCCTTGTGGAAAGGTGGAGATGCTGAAACTGCAATGAAAGTTATCGTGGACAAAGTTAAGACAGACTTTCCAAAGCCTTAGAATATGGTAGTTGCAGAAACCCTTGCTGGTTTAAGTTTGATTAACAGCGCAGTCAAAGCAATCAGAGGCGTTATAGGAACTTGCCAAGATGTGTCAGAGATTGCTGACCAAATAGATTCCGTCATCACAGGGACTAAAGAAGTACACACAAAGTCTCACCCGATTGCTACTAAATGGGATAACTTTATAGGTAGAAAACTAGGAGCTTCAGCAAATAAGTTTTCATTAGGCGCAATAGCTAAAGAAACAATTGATGAACGATTAGCTGAAGAACAGCTACAACTTGTTCGACGTATGATTAATAAGAGGTTCGGTCCTGATACATGGGATGAGATTGTTGAAGAGAGAAGAATAAGAATAGAAGAACATAACAAAGAGAAGAAAAAAGAAACACAAAAGAAACAAGAAGCAAATGAGAAGCTATACAAAATATTAGAAACTGTAGCTGGGTATGTTTTTTTAGTAGTAGTTTTATCTGGTGTTGGTGCTTACATTTGGTGGGCTAGAAAATAATGGAGTTCGGTGCAAGAGAGCTTCTCACCTTTGCTACTGTACTAGCTGGATTAGCTGGCACATGGGCTGTAATCAAAAGCACTGTGGCTCGTATTCAAGAGGATCTAAAGTTAGTAGTCAAAGAGATTGCTTCTCTTAACACAAGGCTAGATGCAACTGAGTCAGGAGATGCAGTAATGAAACACCAAGTTGGTGTTCTAGGTGGGATGCTTAGTCCTACAGAGATGAGAGCTGTGTCGAGAGAACTGGAGGGACTACAGCATAGGGTTACTTCTCTTCGTCGCGATACTGATAACCTTATGGGTATCCATAATGGCAGTCATCCAACAACTAACGGGGGATAGATAGTGGAGTATGGACATTTTTCACAAGCACCTTGGGAGGAAAGTAGGTGGCCTAACTTTAAAGCAGTTGAGTTTGCATGTCCTCATTGTGGTGAGTACTACCATGATGAGTGGATGCTTGACGGCATCCAACACCTGCGACGAAGTCTTAATCAACCAGTACAAATTAACAGTGCAAGGCGTTGTGCCTTCTACAACGCGAGTAATAAAATCGGAGGAGCAGTCCGTAGTGAACATAAAGTGCGTGTTGCCTTTGACATCTCAATCCGAAACCGTGATCCAGCCAAACTACTTGGGATACTCAGAGAGTATGGGTATTCTACCTTTGGTTTCTATGGTTCGTTCGTTCATGTAGACGCTAGAAAGAACAGGCGTTGGTCAACTAAGTCAGGAAAAAAAGTATGGAAATCATTGGTAGTCTTTTAGGTGCAGGAGCTAGCGTTGCTTCAGGTGGGCTGTTTGGTTTAGTGGGTAGTCTAATAGGTGTGGGTACTAAGTACCTGCAACAGCGTCAAGCTAACGCTCAGAAAGATAAAGATTGGAAACATGAGATAGAGCTTCGTAAGCTTAACATGGAAGCAGGAGATCGTGAGACAGAGAACGAGCTAGCAATAGCACAGTCAGAAGGATCTTGGAAAGGACTTGAAGCTAGCTACAAGACTGTCGTTGCCGCTAGTAGTGTGCATACAGTAGTCAATGATATACGTTCTTTGTTCAGACCTATACTTACTTTAAGTTTGATTGTCTTATCTGCATTATTATTTTGGTGGGTGTGGTCAGGTATAACTGAAGGCAAAGGCAATGTGTTAATGATATTTGATCAAGGAGATATCAAAGATATCATACGGTATATGATCTATAGTATATTTTTCTCTACATCTACTGCAATTGTTTGGTGGTTTGGTGATCGTGCGATGGCACCTCCGGGTCTGACTCGTCGGTAATAAAGTGTAGATCACCCAGCTCACGCTTACATCTTCTGCATAAATACTCAGGTAGTATGGGGCGAGTCCATGCTCCACACCAAGGGCAGTCATATAAATTTATCCCAATAGATTAGTCCTCCTTTGTTATATACCTAACCATTCATCGTAAGTCTTTGGGTCTTCTTCTGTTGTGAAAGCTAAGTATGTATCATACCTATCTTGCAGTGGTGACGTAGGTAACGGTATGTCTTTCACTATCCTATCAAAGGCTTCATTGATTTGATAGGGGGTTATGTCATCAATAGCAGACAGCATTTTCTTGAGCTGTTCTGCTGTTGCTTCACTGTCAACACTACGCATGTCACGCCAAGTATTTTTTACTTCGAGTATGTCAGTAAATAAATAAGATAACTTGCTCATTTGTTATCCTTCTTTGGCTTCAGCTCTTTAATTATAATCTCCCATTTGATTTCACCTTCTTGATAGAACGTTAATTCAGAAAGGTTATGTCTACTATCTGTGAACTCAATGTGAGTAGCAGTAACTTTTCCATGTGACCCATCAGGATCAGCAGGGATAGAGTTAGTGTGATGCTCTATTTCTTTTATGTCATGTAGAGTTATAGTTTGCACTGGTTGTCCTTTCGGTTAGTAGATTATTTCAGTATGCGCTGGTGGGTTAGCAGTATGTAGTCTGCGACAATCATCACACCTGAATAGTGTGTTGGTGCGTGGCATAAACTCAGCGCGACATGCCATACATTTACGTGGTTTGTCTGGTCGTTGCGGATCAACATCGGACTTAGGTCTGCGTCCGTTCATCATGTCATCTGGTATTCTTCTTCTTTTTTTTTGGTACTCTCTGTTGTATTCGGTCCTGCTTAGCTTAACTTTTTTTTCTGGTTGGCTAGTCCTTTGCGATTCAAATTCTTTTCTTCTGCTCCATTCGTTCTTGTACCACGGAGGTGTTGGTCCGTTGTACTGGAGTTCTATCTTGTTGCAGAACTCAAAGTATTCTGTTTGGTATTGCTCGTCTTTCATTTTTTCCTCCGTAGTAAAGAGAGGCAAGGAGTTCTCTAGCTCCCCACCTCTCTCACTTGCCAGCCTAAGTAGCTTATCCTGGTGTACCAGGTCACATACTCAGTGCTTTAGAAAGGGATGTCATCTTTCTCTGATGCTGGCCCAGCGGGTGCGGCTTGCGCTTGGGTAGCGCCGCCCCCTCCTGCCCATTCTTTCTTCTCGTACATATTCATCCATCCATCCCACTCATTGCCAAGTGGTATAGCGTCTAGCTTTATGCAAATAGATTGGTCGTCACGCTCAAACATTTTACCGCAGGTCTGGTAACTATTCTTGCTCTCGCCTTGTGCATTGATGTACTTGCCAGTAGTAGCAACAACATCTTTGATATATTTTAAACCCATACTGTATCTCCTTATGTAGGTTGTGGTGTGGAGTCATCATTATTAATGACTCTTTGTTTCGCGCCTGAATAGGCTCGTCTTAGTTCGTTGGTTTGTTCAGCATACGGCTCAAGTTTAACAGCTAGTGTTTTACTCTTAACAATTAGTACGTCTACTTGAGCTTGGTCATCAGCGTCGTCAAACTCAGCCACTAATTCATGCAGTTCTGTGACTAAAGCTTTGCTAATCTCTGGTACTTTAGGTGCAAATTCTTTTGTTACTTGTTGTATGTATTTGTTGTCATCGAATTTACCAAGGAACACATCAGCATTGAACCCAAGTAAGCTCAAGCATTTTGTTACACCATCAGTCACAGCTTTCTTAGCCGCGTCTTCATCTACTCGTCCAGTACCTAAAGATTTTTGTCCGCACTGACGAACAGTTTGTTCTCTACTACCATGCCATAGTTCAACATCAGCAATGATAGTATCGTTTGAAGGGAAGATAAGAGTGTAGCTGTATCCCCATCCAGTACCGCAAGGTCCGAATACTTCGGTAGCTTTCTGCACCTGCGACATCTGATCTATGGCTGTGAAGCCACCGCGTTGGTTAACTTTCTTAGTACTATTAGGATCAGTAACGCAGACCTGATTCCATAGTGACATATGCTTAGAGTCTAAAGAAGCCATAGCATTTCCTTTCTAGTTTCGTAGTTGTCGTAGTTCAAAGAAGCCTTCATGTTCTGGATTAAGATGCATAAACAATCTGGCATAGTAAGGCACAACATGGTCATTGATCTTAAAGTCTTGGTCGTTAGTTTCAATGTCGTTATGCCAACGGATTAATTCTATTATAGTACGAGAGGAGTAGTGCTTGCGCCCAGTGTTAATAGCTTTGAATGCGTAGCTACTGAACAGTTCGTAGACATGAGGATTATCTTTATGAAATTTCCACCACTGTTCTTTAAGGTTGCTCATGATCTGCTTTCATTTCAGCAATTGTTTGTTGTCTCCATATACCATCACCTAAAGGTATGAATTTTTTTCCTACTTTTTTAGGGTTATCAAATCTTGCTGATACTAAATATTCTTTAGCGCCAGCTAGTGTTCGATAGAATCTTCCAAGTTCTTGGTCGAACCAAAGAACCTTTGATCCATTTCTAACTCTTTCAAATATACGATACTTGTGAGTAAACATATTAATACCTTTCTATATTATGTTGGAGAAATTTTTAATGCGTCGTTCTTTGATCGGGATATTCTTATGCCGTTAGCTGTTACAGATCGAGCATCATCAGGTACAATTTTCTTTAACTGTTTAGTTGCAGACTCATTCTCTTTCTTTGATTTGATTGTGTCTAACCACATCTCTGATAGCTCGTTCCATTCTGATCCATAGTTACTAGCATCTACTTCTTCTTCATCGATGGATCTATATGTATCAACCTTTAGTTTCTCACTCTTAACTCCACCTGAATCTAAAGGAGGTAGCTTTAGTTTAACGTGCTCCCAAAAAGCAGATGATTCTTTGATGATCTGTTTCTGTAAGGCTTTGTTTTCATGGTATATAATAGCATCACCTATTGTATTGCCATAGATAGGAGAGATTATAGATACCCTGGTATCAGTGCACATCATCTGCTGTTGCATCTGCCACTTGTATGTGTCGAGTACTCTATCTTCTGGCTTATCATAATTTCCATACGCATAAGGGTTGGTGTGTTTGCAATCCATGACACCCGGCTCATCATGTACAGTGCACCATGCATCTGGTGTAGCAGATAAGAACTTATACTTAGGGTGTATGTAGGTGGCGAGGGATTGTTTATTTACTGGCCCTTGGTTTAGTCTACGATCTGATTCAGTAAAGTACTCAGGGTCAGAGTACATTCTCCATGCTATATTGAATGGTTCTGTTTGTATGCCAAGCTGGACTACAAACTTAGTGCTTAAATCTACAGGAGGTACAAGGTTTAACTTCTGTTCGTATACTTCTAACCATTTACCATCCATGATTCTTCCTATCTCTGAAGCACCAATAGTTTTGCGACGGTTAGATATCTGTTCATCACTGAACGAGTTAGACTCTGGAGGTTTGTTCATTAAGTAGCTCCCAACATAAGGATGTCAGCTCTAAGATTTTCAATGAGATGAAGCTGTGTGTGCATTGGCTCACCAACAAGCTGGTCTTCAGCATGGTCATGCAATCTATCGAGTATTTTAAAACAAGTCTCCATTCTTTTATGCTTAATGTCAGCAGTACGTACTGTCTGCTCGATGTCTAAAATTGGTAAAGCGTCTACTAAACTCATACTGTATCTCCCAAGTTAAATGTTATAGTAACCTGCATTAGTGCAAGTTACAAGTTTAATTAAACCTCCGAATCCGGCGGCTCTGGCCGTGAAGCCGCCGCGTTCGGAGGTTTAAATAATATACTATTTAGTTTTATTAGTTGTCTTGTTAGAATAGCGTAAGTGCAGTAGCTTGTTTGCATGAAACATTTTTTCTGTTACTTAGAACAATTACAAACTCACGCATTACAATGCAATGTCCCATTGAAACATGCGTGTCTTAACGCGGGGTTGCCTGACTCTACTTATTATAGGTGGATGAATAGAACTACTGCACCTAGTGATAGATCGGCACGATTAGTCTATGACCAAATTACAAGTATGGCTTGCTGATATGAGAGCAATTGATGAAGAAGAATTATTTTCTACTACATTGATTATAGAAAAATTAGTTGATCGCCGAAATGAATTGGGTCTTACTCAAGCAGATGTAGATGACCTACTTAATACAACCTATGGATTGTGTGGTAAGTGGGAGGCTGGGATTAGAACACCTCATGCTTCTTCTCTTGGTAGATGGATAGATTGTTTAGCTTGCACTATAGACTTAATACCATTGGAGGATCTTGATGACTAGCAAGTCTAAACAGAAAGGTGATAGGGCTGAGTATAAAATACGTGACAGGTTTAATGAGATGGGTTTGGTGTGTTCTCGCGTACCTTTGTCTGGCGCTTTGGGTGGTGAGTACAGTGGTGACCTTCATATTAAAGGATTGTTTAACCGAACACTTACTGCCGAAGTCAAATGCAGAAAGACATCTAATGTTTTTTGGAAGATGGTTCAAAAATATTTGGGAGACCATGAGTTGTTGTTCCTTATTGAAGACAGGAAAGAACCTTTGGTTGTCATGGAGTTCAGTCTTCTTCAAGAGATAATGAGACACCCATCATTATCTGTATTAATTGAAAGGCATAGAGATGAACAGGATGAGTAAGATATTAAAGCACGCAGGTAAAGGAGTTAACTCTAACTATATGTCAGTAGTTCATGGTCATGCTAAAAGATTTGATGACCCTGTTCGACAGCGTGAGCGCATGTTTACACAGATGTCACGCGAAGATATTAAAAGCTATTGGTTAAAACAAATTGATGAACACAGTTAAGAATGTATTAATAGTTTTCACCTGCTTGTTTATAGCATGGATATTTTTATACACTAACAAAGCTCAGGGTTTAGAGTCACGATCTTTAGAGATGATGTGTTTAGATACAGAACTGTTTAAAGATTTATTAGTTAACGAACAAAAAGTATTCTTACTTGGTACAATGGATAGGTCTGGTCATGTCATTGAAGTGTATCGAGACAGTAATTTAAAATGGATGTTAATAGCACGTACTAGTGTAGACAATGAGGTGTGTGTCATAGCATCTGGCCCTCAATTATTTTTAGCTGACCATTTCATAGAGAAACATTTACCCTAGCAGTATGTGTATCAGTAACTGTATTATTATTTCTAACATTAAGTGTGGCAGTGTCCATCTGTTTCGATACATAGTACCATACCACACCACTCAACAGTAACAGCACCTTGAATTTCAGGGTTAACCTTGTTCAAGAAGCCATAAAAACTAAGCCCTTCAGTGTGTGCTTGTCTCCATTTCTCACGTAGTTTAGTTCGTTGTGCTGTAGTAAGATCATCAGTTTGTTTCAGGTTCATAAGCATTATCCTCTATCATTTTTAAATACTTGTGCTGGTTTTCTTTCAGCACCTCATCAGATGTTGTGTCTGTTAATTCATTCATGCTGTGTTCGCTACTCTATTAAGTTCAAGTTCAATACATGCAATAGTCTGCTTAGCATTAGAAGCCTCTAATGTTTTACCTTCTTTAATGAAGGCACTAAGTCTATTATTCCAATGGTTCAAATGGTCTATTAGATTAGCAAGCGCAGTCTCTTGTTGAGGTGACCAGTACTCTTGTTCGTTAATCATAAGTTACTCCTTTATAATTACACTGCTATATCTAAGGCAGTAGGTTGAAGACTATGAAGATGTTCATAGGCTTTTTGTGCATCTGCTGATGCTGTCTTGATAATGGTGGAGTCAGACTTGAGTATATTAATATAGTGATGGAGATACTCAGCATGTTGTAGCTTACCGTCAAGTCCAAAGTGTTGGGCAAAGAAAGCGCTAGTAATTTCAGCTACTAACTCTTCGTATGCATACTCTTTGCTACGCTTTGTACCTGTCTGGTCTCTATCAAGTCGTGACTTGTGCCCGGTCCAATGCCCAAGCTCATGGAATAGTGTAGCAATATATAACTCTTCACTTAGAAATGAATCAAGAGGTGGTCGGCCAATGTAATCTTCATGTGTTGCATAGAACGCTTGGTTAGGATGATCCCTGATGTCTGCTTGCGTAGCTTTTGCGAAGGTGTGAGCGTACTCGTGTGTGATAGGGGTCAGTGTATCAGTAGAAAAATCTAAGTAGTCTGTAAGCCCCGCTATTTGAGAGGCATTAAATACAGTAAATGATCTGGATCTTTTGAGATATGGATCATCAGGCTTAGAGTCCTTTGGTTTAAACTCTATGACACGGATAAGTTTGGTGCCTTTCTCACCTTTAACTGATAGCTCTATGTTATTATCCGCACCATACTGTAACATTTGTTTGAAGGTCATCCATTTATTACAAGGGAAACCACGATGCATCGATGCCATCCAACACAGAAGTACATTGATGCCTGTGTAGTGTGCGTTGGTGAACATATTAATAGGGAAGACACCAACATCGGTACCTTTCCAAGGTGTCAACCAACGTTCGCTATCACCTGTCTCTTCTATTTGTAATAGCCTGTCGATAATAAATGTAGTTACTTCTTCGTATAGTTCTTTCAAGTTATTCTCCTTTGGTTATGTAGTAAGACATACCTACCCACGATATAATAGCGGAGCCTAATGCTATCCATAGTTCAAAGTCAGACCAAGATTCCAGGCTACTCAACCTTCAGTTTCTTTTTCAAAGACAAGGAGATCGTAAGGTAACAGTCCACTCAGTGTCTTCTGAAACTCTTTCATGTATAGGTTAGACTTATAGTTCTGGATGTAGTGTTGGTATCTTTTGTCTGCACTCTCGTCACCTGTGTCATACAACGCAGAGTTTTCTGCACCGATAGCTTCTGACTCAGTGTAATTTACAACCCAATCTTGTGCTATAACGACAGCTTCTCTAACTGTCATAGCACCAGCTATTATAGACATCTTCTCATCAGGATCTAATGTTTCAACCCAGCCATCCCATCCAAAGTCGTAGAAGTTTATGGCTACTTCATTAATTACTTTGACATAGGCACGTGCTCTAACTTTTGAGTTTGTTTCAGGAATTTTTGACATAGAAATTCTCCAAACATATAAGAAATAAAAAGGGAAGGGTTCCTGTTACGACAGAATTTGCACCTCCGAGTTTTGAAGGAGACCCCTGTTGTTGTTGTTGTTTCTGTTGTTGTTTCTGTTGTTGTTGTTGTTGTTGTTGTTGTTGTTTCTGTTGTTGTTGTTGTTGTTTCTGTTGTCGTCTGTGGTTGTTTACTGTGTATAAATGCTCGGCAGTAAGCCGTCCTTATTCCTGTGGTTTTCTGAGTACACAATGCTTTGTGTACGTAACTAATGTATCGTATCCTTCATACGATTCTATGCTCGAGCAAAAAAAAGGGGACACCGAAGCGGTTAAGCCTCGATGCCCCAAGGTTTAGGAGGTTGTTAAGCGACGTTGATTTCATCAGCTATTGATGCAAGCGCAGTGGTTTTCTTACGGTCAACAGTGGTTGCAACGGGCTTGCGCTCGCCGCGTGCCCATGCTTCTTTGTTAGCCAGCCATGTTGCAAAGGACTCTGCTTCTTCATGCGTGATTGCCTTGAATTTAGACTGGATCTCATCAACCATGCACGTGATGTTGTACCACTGGATCTTCGATTGAGCTACGCGCTTGCGGAAGTTGTCAGCCATATCATCAGACTCGATGATGTCACGGTCGCCGCCAAGCTTGACATGGTGTGCTCGTTCTTGCTCCTCGGTACGGTCATAGTGATTCTTGGCTGTGAGCTGTGCGGCATACAGTCCACGCAACAGGTTGGTCATTACAATTGAGTAACCAACGTGAGCGTAAGGATTGGTCTGCCCATTGTCGCGCTCGGACGTGGTACCAATGTCATTGGCATCAAGCATTGGTGTGAAATCTAAGTTAACAATGTTCATGTTAGATGCGTCAGTAGTTCCATTTGATTTTGTCATAATGTAGTTCCTATATGTTAAAGTTTAAGATCAGAGTTTATTCTCAACGGGGGAAGCGTTCCCCCGATGGACCGCAATTGCCAGTAGTGTTGTGGTTGCGCCGAACCGTGACGGAGCACTTGCTCCGCTACGGCGCGACTCTCGGTGTCAACATCTAATTGGGACAGCGCGCCGCGCAACTTGTTGCGGCACTGGCGTAGCGGAGGCTCCGCAATTAGTTGTTGTACACCGACACTCACACTGGCATGAAGCGGGGAGTCGGGGGGACGTAACCCCGTTACTAAACTCCCCACACACATCATCGTGCAACACCATATACCATACGATTGTCCCACGCATTGTCAGAACATTCGTGCAATTCATACTCGATGTCTGCAATTGATTGGCTGATCCAATCAAGACGCTCGGTAGTGACCGAGATCATAAGGTCATCGTCGATAGATGTCAGCCCATCACGCCATGAGATGATGAGGTAGTTCAGCTCACGTTGTACTGTATCACGTTCCGCAAGCAGTTCTTCATGGTGCTGTATAAGTAGATCCAATTCGTTAGTCATATTATAATACTCCTAAGTTTGCTAAGATGAAGATGAAATTGTAGAAGAAAAAAGAAACGTTTATTAGAAAGAACCATATGTTGATACGCATTGTAATCTCCATTGTTAGTTGAAACTCCCAAGCTAATCTCGGGATGATTCGGGGGGTCAGACATGCCAGAAATAACAGTGCGCTCAGAGCACCTCGATTGAGGGACGACCGCCGTTATGCGGTTGTTTCTCGGATGAGTGTGTGCGGGTAGTGGGAACGCAGGATTATCAGGTGAGGCACAAGCGCGCTGTGGTGCCTGTCTAGGACACGAATGTGCCGCTCTTGGGCGGGTGAAAAAAAATCTATGCCATGCTCGTCTGGACATGAACTCTATTTCATGGACAAAAAGAGTCTGCGCTAGCAGTCCAACATGGACGCACTCGTGCGTGATTTTATTTCTTCTCCTATACAGGCAATTTTGGTATGTCAGGTTCCACTAATCAGAGAGAGATAATATCATCCGACAGGATGATTCAATTCGAGCTTTGCTCGTTGGAGCGCTTGCTCCTAAACTATTCATGAGCGGGTAGCGAGTGAAGGGGGGTTCAGCATACTCGATACTTTCTCTGGGGCAGTGTCTTTCTCACTGCCTAGCGCGATAACTGAGCGCTTGAAAGTAGGCAATTCTAGCGCATCGTAATTCAGTGAACGATACTACATCGTTTGCTTAATTGCGTTGACGCGGATTGCTAACAAGGGAGTCTGCGACAGCAGTCACTAACTCTGTTTACTGTTAAAGCAGAAGTTGTCTTGACAGGTTTAGGTAAATTCCCCTTATATATCCCCTAAGGGATGTGCATACAGGACACGATAGAAAGGACTATGGAATATGAGTGGTACATACGTCACCAAGCCAGAAGCAAAGGAGTTGAGAAAGAAGGATATCTCAGCGTTGAGACTATCGATGATCGAACACATTGTCGCAACAGGTGATGGGCACTCGGCAACAGCTAGGTCGTTGAATTGTAACAGGTCTTCGGTAGTACAAGCCATGAATGATCCCTACGTTCAAGAGCTACTACAGCAGAAGGTGGGTGAACGACTAACAAGAGCAAGTGCAATAGCTAGCAACACACTGATACGGCTGTCTAAGCAGGGGAAGAGTGAGTACGTACAGTTACAAGCGAGTGATTCCATACTGGATCGTACTGGGTTTAAGCCCCCGGATCGTAGTGTACATAGCATCCAAGGTGACGTACATATTCGTATCGATCTCGAGTGATGGTGTGTAATTCATGTGGTAGTATAGGCTGTGGGTGTATGTATATATGCGTAGGGGGGGGTTAAAAACTCGGTGTCTTTGCGAGTATATGTCCACTACACACAATTATTTTAAAAAAAAGCAATCGCACTAACGCAGGATACTAATTACATGAAACATAAGTTCCTTATTATCTCAATATTATTTTTTTTCTTAGGATGTTCCTTCATAGGTTGAATACATTCTGTGCGTTTACGCTTATACCTTGTTCTGTAATTAATACCCCTCGATGTATTTTTTACTTATGGAGTTACACACAATGCATATTGGTTCTTTGAAGAAGCGAATGATTAAACTAAGCAAACGCCTACACCGTTCTATTGATGGGTCTGCCCAGGGTGCCAAATTAGAGGGACTAGTTAATGATTTTGAAGCTACCGTTAACGATGCTCACAAAACTTTAGACGATGGCCGTGGGAAGGCTAATAAGGCACTTAGCAAAGCTGTTGGTATTGTAGACAAGGCTGTTGTTGCTCCGAAAATCAAAGCCCTAAAGAAAAAATAATGAGCTTCTGCTCAGAACTCCGGCATGAGGACTTGACGAGGCTCCGAAAGGTACTTCGTCAAATGTTTAAAGTCCGCACTAAGCGGCATGAGGTTTCGGATTGGGAGCTTGATAGATGGATAGAGTCCGTTGGCCCTAAGGTTAGGGAGCAAACAATACAACAGGCCGTTGATAAAGGTCTAGTGGAGTGAATTATGAATTTACTTATAAACCAGCGGGGGAAGTCCTTAAAACATTCCTTAAAGATGAAAGCTACTTCCGTGGTATACGCGGTCCTGTGGGTAGTGGTACCTCGTCTGCTTGCTGTGTCGAGATATTCCGTCGAGCGTCTCAACAAATTGCAGGACAAGATGGAATCAAACGCACCCGATTCGCAATAATAAGAAACACTAATCCGCAGTTAAAAACAACTACCGTAAAGACTTGGCTTGAGTGGTTTCCTGAAAAAATTTTCGGTAAGTTCAACTGGTCTGTACCGTTTACCCATAGCCTAAAGATAGGTGATGTGGAGTGTGAGGTTATATTCCTAGCGTTAGATCGTCCTGACGATGTAGACAAGCTTCTTTCGCTGGATCTAACAGGTGTATGGATCAATGAGGCTAGAGAAATTAGCAAATCAGTTGTTGATGGCTGTACTATGCGGTGTGGGCGCTATCCTTCTATGAAAGATGGGGGTCCAACATGGTATGGTGTAATAGCAGATACCAATGCACCCTCTGATGACCATTGGTGGCCTATCATGGCAGGTGAAAGTCCTATACCAGACTACATTCCTAGAGAAGAAGCGACCATGTTGCAGAAACCAGACAACTGGAAGTTCTTTACCCAGCCAGCAGGTATGGTTGAGAACTTTGATAGTACTGGAAAGGCTATTCTAAGCTACTCAATGAACCCTGACTCAGAGAATACTGGCAACTTGACCCCTGAATACTACAACAACATCATTAAAGGTAAGACTAAAAGCTGGATTGATGTGTATGTGATGAATAGATTGGGTACTATTGATGAGGGAAGGCGTGTATATCCTACATTTAACGATGAAGTGCACGTTGCGACTGAGAGTTTAATACCAATTGAAAGCCTAGACATCTTTATTGGCATCGACTTTGGCCTTACCCCGGCGGCAATCTTTGGACAGCGCAGACCAGACGGTAGATGGAACATATTAAGAGAGCTAGTGACCACTGATATGGGCACAGTTCGGTTTGCGGAGACTCTAAAGTATGAAATTAAAAGACATTTTCCGGGTTTTGGGCCTGATCGCTTTAATTTCTATGGTGATCCTGCTGGGGATCAGCGTGCCCAAACGGACGAAACCACACCCTTTCAAATTTTGCGTGCCAATGGCATCGTTGCCCTGCCCACCAATACCAATGATCCTGTTGTAAGGATCGAAGCGGTTGAGGGTATGTTAAATCGTATGGTTGATGGTCAGCCGGGGCTACTTCTTGACCCTAGTTGTAAGACATTGCGTCAAGGTTTCCGTTCCGGGTACCAGTACCGTCGTCTTTCTGTCTCTGGTGATGCGCGTTATGAAGACAAGCCTAATAAAAACAAGTATTCGCACCCACATGACGCACTACAGTACATGGCTATTGGTGCAGGAGAAGGTAAAAACATTTTACACGGCGGTCGAATGATGAAACAAACTAACATTAAACCGGAGATCAGTTTTTGGAATCGTCAGAGGAATCAGAGAAAAGGGTTAAGGGCTACATATGGTATGTAGGGTTTCGCAATTCAATGAGACCGCTCCCGTTACCTTGGAGGTGGGTGTGTAGAGATGGATATCAGCACGTATACGCTATGCGGTATGATCCTTTTATGGACTGTTGGATACTTTGTGAGTGGCTTGGGATTCGTCTTCATATCGAGGTACTACGGGGAGAGAAGGTTGAGGCGTTATTCCATCAAGCCTCTCAAAACGGTGGGATGGTTTCTTATGAGTCTAAGTATAGTAATGGTATTGCTTTTAATTTCAGATTGCCCATCTACTGTGTTACTTGGGCAAAACACTTGCTTGGATTGCAGTATTGCCCGGCTGTAACTCCTTATCAATTATTCTGTGCGTTGAGAAAACGCGGTGGGTCAGTCATGTTCGAGCAGGAGAATAAATAATGGATTGGTTTGGAAGTGACGAAAGAGAAGCGGCACCAGTAAAAGACCCTGAGATAGCCAGGTTAAAAGCTGAAGACAAGAAACGTATAGAGGCCGCTTCAGATGCAAAAAAAGAAGAAGAATTTGCTAGATCAAAACGAATGCGTGGGTCTAAGTCTTTAATGTCTGGTGGGTATCGTGGTTATGACGATGATAAAAATAAACTAGGTACAAAGGTGTAATCCAATGGGTGGAGATTCAGGATCAGACGACGATGATGGTAGCAACTCCGCTTACACAACCCGTCCGGGCGAAGAAGGCTGGGGTGATCCAGATCCAAACACTATAACAACAGACAGACCTTACGGCACGTACGGGCAAACAACTTCTGGCGGATTAAATCCTATGAGTGCCGATGTTGGGCGCACTTATAATAATGCGATGAACCAGTGGACAGGTAAAGGTTCTGGCACTTCGGATCAGGCTATTGAAAACATGAGTCGCATGTCAGCCGCTCGCGAAGAGAGCGATCGGATGGGTACTAATACTGAAGAGCGTTTTGATAACGTAATTCCCGGTGTCAGTGACGAACAAAATACTGGTAGAGGATACAATAATCTTCAGGGTGGAGTTGTCCCGGGAAGTTTTATAGATATGAATTCTGCGAGTTTTAGCATTCCGGGTTTGCTTATGGGTGGCGCAATGGCAAAACTTGGTGCGCCTTTCGTAGTGGGCAAAGGTTTAAGCTTGGCCGCTGAAACACTTGCAGGGGCTTTAGGAGTTAACCCACAAATCACAGTTGACGAAAAAGGAGTTGGCTTTAAATCTGGAATTGCTAGTTCTGTTCCTGTAGCAAAAGCAATTGATAGCAGTCCTATGGCTCTTAGTACTAGACCTGATGAAAGAGGAACCGATAATATAGAACCTGAAAATAATGGTTTAATGGGTGGATTTGATCGTGGCGCTCCAAGAAATGCTGATGGGTCAATTAAATATAGTACGCCACAAGAACCCGTAAGTCCTCCCGATGATATTAATTTAGGGGAAGAAGATGAGCCTAGATTTATACCCGGCGCATCAGGACGTGGTGCTGTAGATCCTAGAGGTTACATGCCTCAAGATAACATAACCCTA